AACACGCCAGAGTCTGTGCCAGCCAGTCTAGGCAATAGTCCTATGGCCCAGTGGTTTTCGCGGTAGTTAAAGGTGACATAGCTGTCGTTCTCATTGCTCCCGCTTGATGGGTAGAACCACCAGATTTCCCCATACTTGCTGACATGGACCGAGTAAATCTTACTTGCTTGAGCAAAGTTGATATTGTCAAATATGTAGTCACTCACATCGCTTGGTAGTGGCTTGACATAGCCGTCATATATCCAAAAGCCAGACTTGCTCATCCAAATGGCAGCAGTGTCAATAGCCGCCACAGCTTGAGTCGAAATGAGACCACAGCCACTTGCGGCTTTCTCAAAACCATAAACAAATGGTGCGCCCACGTATTGGGCCGTGTGAACGTCAACGTCTGTAAAGAGTAGATTGACACCCTTGACCCGCTTGCCAGCCATCAATGAGCCAGGCGTGGCTAAGTCATAATCGCCTGCAAGGTTGTCGCCTGCCGGTGTCCAAAGGGTATTGTTCTCTTGGTCGCACCACTGCACTTTTCTTGGATTACCACCAGCACCAAGGGCAAACATAATGCGCTCTTGAGTGACAAGCACCGCCTTGTTGTTGACTGGCGCATTGGCAATTGCCGCTGCCAGTGTTGGCGTAGCAAAACCCAATTGCCACTCATAAATCTTGCCATCCCATGAAGAACAAGCCACCAAATACTCACCCCATGTATCAAGTGACCATGTGGTGGCTGCCACTGGAGTTCCAGTATCTGGCCTTGCAATGCCATAGGCCAATGTGCCATAGGTGCTGTAGCCGTAGCCGGTCAGCACTGTGGAGCTTGCGTAGCCTGTGCTGAAACCAGTTGGCGTAATGTCTTTGAGTGTCCCAGCCTCGTTCATGGCATAGAGCTTGGTGTGAGTTCCAGCGCCAATGAACCGGCCACCGCTGTTGTCGCGCCAAGTGATCAGACCGCGGCATGAGCCTGACATCTGTGAGCTTGACCTGGTGCGCCATCCATTGATGGGGCGCAGTGTCCCCTCATACCAGCGCACTAGGTTTGCGTCATACCAGCGGCCTGCTGCCTGGTACTCAGTACCATTTCGGAAAACACCTGGAGGTAATTTGATAGGTATGTACATGGCAGTATTTAGGTAATGTTTGAGACAAATGTCATTGTCGCAATAAGTGATGCCGTTGAGGGATAGTCACCTGCGGCAGCATAGGACTGAATAGTTACCTGAGTGTTGTCAGTTTCCCACCAAAGCTCCACATAATCTGTTGCGTCTAAGCTCACAAAGTAATTCCAGCCAACCAATGCATGGCCATTGACTGAGCCGTGTTTGCTTGGCACTGAAAAGAATCCAGTTGATCCAGTCACCACAGTCCCATTGATTTTAATAAACACCCTGACATCATGGTCCTGAGAGTCAGTATTCTCAAACTGGCCAGACCACTGCAAATTCCAAATGCCAGCGTCTGCCACTGTGATGCGTGAATTGCTTGCGATAGTCACGCCATTGGCGTAATCGACAGTATTCAGCGTCATGGCATAGGCCGTGTTGGCAGCTGCTGCCGTTTGGTCCACAGTGCTTTGAAACGCACCATAAGGCGCATTCATAAACCGGCCACCCCTTGGTCCAAACAGAGACCCAAAAACACTTGAGAGCTTTTTGAAGTAAATATTCAATGAACCATTGTTTTCATTGAAATGCCTGCGCTCATAAGCCTCGGTCGGATAACCAAGGGTTGGTGGTGCTGGATTCTCAAGTTGTTGGGTTTGGCTGGACATGGCTAATTATGTCAGGACTGACAAAGCATGGTTGATGTGCTTGATGCGGTCATCTAGTCCGATAAAGCCGCCATTGATCTTTTTAGTCATGGTCTTGTAGTCTTGGGCATCCGCATACTGGTTGAGCTTGTGGGTGTTCCAGAACCACCCTGCTGTGAGTGCAGCATACTGGGGCGTGGCCACCAGGTCAGGGTCTGCCCAGAAGTCAACACCCAGCGCCTTGCCAGCGTGAAAATACGAACTAGCGCCAGTCAGCTGGATGCAGCCTCTGCCAATAAAACGCCAGGCATCCCCAGAAGCCTCATCCCTGTTGCCCATACGATTTGAATAAACGACTGTGGCAATGAGCTTTGGATTTCGCTGGCAGGCTTGAGCCTTTTCAGCATCAAAGCGCTTGGGCCATGTCTTCATAAGTCCAGCAGCAGAATATGACAGGCCCTCTTTAAGCATTTTGAAATTTCCACACTCATGGCCACACTGGCCAATGAATGCAGCCTGGCGCAGGGGCGTTGAAATGTCAAAGCGCTGGAATGTTTCATTCAATGCATCGACCCACTCTGGGCCAATGTGCAGTCTAGACAATTGTTCAGCGTTGACCATTTACCAAACTCCTCACTTCGTTATAGGCATCAATGCAGGCATTGAGCTGGGCCGTGTTCCTGTCGCCTTGGGCCACTATTTCGGCAATGGCTTGGAGGGTTTCTCGCTCGGCATCAGGAGCTGGGTCAGCCGGTCTGTCAGATTGGCTTCCTGTTTCTTTGCTATCTGGGGCGGCAATGGTGGCACTTGCGCTGGCTTGAACACAACTGGGGGCGGAGATGCGCACCCTACCAGCGCTGATAGCACGATTAAGGGCAGACTGCTTTTGATTGATGACATTAGTGGTCTCCTGTAACTTGGTTGCGTTTGCATTCAATTGCTCGTTAAGTTTTTGCTCGGTAGCTCTGGCTTCATCATTCTTTTTGGCAATGGCCAGCTTCATGTCATTGTCCCTGTCTTGCCAGCCAAAGTGATAGCCGCCTCGGTAAGACCCAAACAAAGCAATGCAGATGGCCAAGGCCAAGTAAGGTAATGGGATGCCAAACATTATTCTGACTCCTGTCTGGCCGCGGCCAGTTGTATGCGCTCATGGTCATCCTCAAGATGGTCCGGTGGCGTTGTGGGTGGTGGACCAGGAGTCCATGACTCATCAAGCTCTGGATTGGTCCATGTTGGCATGGCGCCAAATGGCTGACTTGGGATGCCGTTGGTGCTAGATGTAAACCCGTGATTGTTGCTGTATCCGTACTGACCCTGCATGGGCTGACACACCGGCTGCTGGCCCATCATGGGTGGCTGCGGCTTGCTACTCATGGCACGTTTACCAATAACACCACCAATACCGCCAACAATCAAAAGAACAATGTCGTTCAGCATCTTTGTATATGCCTGGTCAATGGGGGCCATTGATTTGATTGGCTGGGTGACAAAGGTCACTGAATACAAAAGTGAAATAACGATAAAGAAAAGAATCAGGGTGACAGCAAGCACCACAATTCCCCAGACCCTGACCTCAATCTCTTCAGTTGTTAGGTTTAACTTCGTCAACTTTTTTCTCCAAGATAGGTGCTACCAAGTATTCTGGACAAGTCTGAGTGAATAGACATCTAGGCTTTTGGCACTCTGTTGCATGAAAGTTGTCAGGATTCTGGCACTTGTAACGATACTTTTCTTCGCAGCCAGTAAGCAACAATAGAAGCAATAGATATCTCATATTGGCAGCCTGTCAATGATGGCATTCATTATTCTGTCTGACAGAAAATTGGGTAATATTTTCATAATATCGAAAAACAATATTGCCGCCCATCCACCACCAAGGATTTTGAAAAACATATCAGCAGTCTTTTGATATTCGTTCATAAATCACTATCCAAAAAAAGTAATTTAAAGGAACAGCAGACCAAAGCAATACATCAAAAATTGTCATCTTCCACACCTGTTGGTAGCGCAATGATCCAATACTTCATAGATGCCATAAGCGCAAAGAATAATAACAAGCACCAGTCCACCAAGCATTAGGCCCAGTTCTAGGTCTTCTTGGTCAGCCTTCTTTTTACGGGCTGCGGCCTCTTTTTCTTTACGCGCATTGTGTGCGTCTTCCACATCCATGGCCGCGGCTCTGGCCTTTATCTTGGCCCACACATCCATCTTGTTGGCTTGAAAGAAAAGCATTTGCAGCTCTTTCTCAAACTCCCTTGTGGCCTCCAAAGCCATCTCGATCTCGATGGCCATACCCATAGAAGAGCCACCCTTCTTGGCGGCTGCTACGGCCTTGGTGGCTTCGGACTTTGCGTTGAAATACTTGCCTAAGAGTGGGCCAAGGCTGGCCACATCATCAACAGTCTTTGAAGCCTGCTTGATGAGCTTTACGGCACTTTGGATGCCTGCTAGAGCTGTGACTGGATCGATCATTTTCTTTCAACTTTTTTCCACTCAAGACACCAAACCTTGCGGCTGTAAACATCTCCCGACCAAGTCCACCTGACACACCGATATTCTGCTTTATCAGACGGGGAAAGAGAAAGCAATGATGTAGGTACAAAACACAACAAAACAAGTGACACAGATTGCAGCAATAATTGCTTCAATCCAGTCTTTCATTTAAGGCTCGTAAAAATGATTCCGGCCATGCTGGTTAACATGATTCCAGAGACTGAAAGCATGATGTTCTCAAGCCTCTTGATCCTGGCACACAGCATCTCATAACGCAATGTGCAGACATCAACGTGAGCGTTTAATTGGGCTTGTGTGGGGTCCATGATTTATGACCA